ACCAGCGACAACCCCGCGAGCGCGGACGCCATCCGTTCCAGCGAAGCCATGCTGGTCAAGAAGGCCGAACGCCGGATCCGTCGCTTCAGTGCCACCTACCGGGACATGATGCGGCTGGCCTTGTGGGTCCGGGACGGCGAGCCGCCGCCGAAGGAACGCCGCATCGAGACGCGCTGGCGGAACCCCGCCACGCCGACGCTCGCGGCCCAGACCGACGCCGCGGTGAAGCTGGCCGGAGCCGGCATCGTCCCCGCAGACAGCGAGGTGCTGCTGGAAATGGCCGGCCTGAGCGCCGACCAGATGCGTCGGGTTGCCGCAGACCGGCGGCGGGCGAAGGGCGAAGCCCTCGTGGCCGGCCTGCTTCGGCCTCCGGCCGAGGAGCCCGCTCAGGAGCCTGCGCAGGTGACCGCCGATGGCGACGAGGACGTCTGACAGCAGTGCCGCGGCCGGCCAGATGCGGACGGCGCAGAACGCCTTGACGCGCCTGCTGGTGCGGGACATCCGCAGCCTGCGCCGGCTGATCCGTCCGGATCGGCTGCAGGAGTCGGTGCCCCTCTGGATTGCTGCGGTACGGGCGCTGATCGACCAGTACGGTGCCGCCTCGGCCGTCGTGGCGTCCGGCTCCTACGAACGGCAGCGCGCCTCGGCCGGGACCTCGGGCCGCTTCGACGCCGAGCCGGCGCCGGGCCCTCCGGAGGAGCAGGTGGAGGCCAGTCTGCGGTGGGCGACGAAGGGCCTGTGGGAGACCGGAGCCGAGCAGGAGCCCTTCGACATAAGACTCGCCCAAGCCGAACGTCTCACCGAGGGCGTCGCCCAGAAGCTTGTCGCCGACCAAGGCCGGGCTACCACCCGGCAGGCCGTCGACCGGGACCGCGAAGCGGTCGCCTACGCACGAGCCGCAGCCCTTGGAGGCTGCCACTTCTGCAAACTGATGGCGTCCCGCGGCGCGGTGTACAAGAACGCCCGCACCGCGGGTCGTGACGCCAACGAGAAGTTCACCGGGGATGCGAGCGTCGTGAAGTTCCACGACAACTGCCATTGCGTGATCATCCCGGTGTTCCGCGGGCAGCAGTTCGAGCTGTCGGCACATGCGGCCGAGTGGGATCGGATCTACCGCGAATTCGCCGCCCCCTACCCCGGCGATCAGCTCCGCCGCTTCCGGCGGGCTCTCGCCGACAACGGGCATCTGCCCGCCCTGTAACCCCCACGGCCGCCCTGGAGGCGACCTTCTCTCAGCCCCTGGAGGGCCGTTTCACCATGCCTGAAGAGACCCAGCACGAGATCGTCGTCGAAGGCCTGCAGGAGACCGAGGCCGCCCAGGAGGCGGAGAGCTCCGAAGAGGAACCCTTCGATCGCCGGCGGGCCGAGTCCGCGCTCCGCAAGAAGAACTCGGAAGCGGAGAACCTCCGCAAGCGACTCAAGGAGCTCGAACCCCTCGCCAAGAGGGCGAAGGAGCTCGAGGAGGCGCAGAAGACCGAGTCCGAGCGCCTCGCCGACCAAGTCGCCACCCAGCGCGAACGGGCCGAAAAGGCCATTCGCGCTGCGGTCGCCTCGAAGGTGGAGGCCCTCGCCGCGCGCCAGTTCGCGGATCCGGAGGACGCCGTCGGCGCCCTCGACCTCACCATTTACGTGGACGAGGACGGCGCGATCGACGGCGCAGGCATCCAGCGAGATCTCGATGACCTCATCAAGCGCAAGCCCCACTGGGCGAGGCCCGATGAGAGTGCGCCCCGCCGACCGGCGCCGGACCGCACCCAGGGCTCTTCAGGCAACGGCAATCGAACCCCCGACAGCCCGGAGCAGCAGTTTGCCGGGTTCATGAAGAGGGCCCTCAACAAGGGCCGCTGAGGAAGGTAACTCATGGCTGCTACGCCGCCCATCAAGCTGTCGGACATCGACAGCACGTTTCTGCCCGAGACTCTTGTCGGGCCCATCTTCGAGAAGTCTGTCGAGCAGTCGGCGATCATGTCGCTCGCCAAGCGGGTGCCGCTGGCGATGACCGCCAACACGGCTGTCCCGGTGCCGCTGGACGTGCCGACGGCCGACTGGGTCGAGCAGGCCGGCCGTAAGCCGATCAGCACCGGCGGCGTTGACATCAAGCAGATGACCGGCAAGAAGATCGCTGTGCTCATCCCGGTCGCCATGGAGGTCGCGGACTCCAATGCCGGTGGCCTGTGGCATCAGCTGCGTCGCGACCTGCCGACTGCCTTCGCCAGGGCCTTCGACCGGGCGGCGATCCACGGCAAGACGATGAAGGGTGCTACCGGCCCCTTCGCCGACTATCTGGCCGAGACCAGCAAGTCGGTCACGATCGGGACTGCCTCCCAGTCCACGGGCGGTATCTACAAGGATCTCGTCAACGGCATGAAGGAGACCATCGACGACGACTGGGACTACACCGGTACCGTCCTGGATCACCGGATGAAGCCGTCCCTGCTCGGTGCGACCGATACGACCGGCCGTCCGATCTTCGTCGACACCACCGCCCCCGGCACGGGCGCTGCCCTCGCCGGCACCCTGGTTGGCGAACCGGTCGCCTACTCTCGCAGTGTGTCCGGCAAGCTCCGTCGCCAGTCCGGCACCATCGACACCGGCCTGCGAGGCATCGGCGGTGACTGGTCCCAGACGGCTTACGGCGTCGGCATGGACATCACCGTCAAGATCAGCCGCGAAGCAACGTACATCGACGAGGAAGGTGGGGTGCACTCCGCCTTCCAGGAGAACCTTGTTCTCCTGCTGGCGGAGGCCTACTACGGCTTCGTCCTCGGCGACGTCGAAGCGTTCGTCAAGTACCTGGCGGCCGGCGGCTCCTCCTGATGCCGGGCGTGGAGGGTGGCCGGGCGCCGATGCGGATCGTCGCCCGGCTGCACGGATACCCGCCGCGCCACAACGCCGGAGCCGAGTGGATGGTCCACAGTCAGCTCCGGGCCCTGGTCGAGCGCGGTCACGACGTGTCGGTGTGGCTGTCCCGCTACACCGACGACAAGGCGGACTACGAGCTCGACGGCGTCCAGGTCGTCCCTCTGCAGTCGCGCCTGGATGCCGCCTCCGCGATCCGGCGGGCCGATGTCGTCGTTTCGCACCTGGAGAACGTGCCGTCGGCCGGAGCGCTGGCTCGCGGGTACGGGAAGCCGCTGGCGGTGGTCTGCCACAACACGCACCGGCAGAGTTTCCGCGAGATGGCGGCCGGCTGCGAGCTGGCTGTGTACAACAGCCACTGGATGAAGCGGGAGGCGGAGCTCTTCTTCGCCGAGTACCCCAAGGGGATACGCCCCGGACGTGACGTCATTGTCCGGCCGCCCGTCTTCGCCGGCGAGTACCGGACGAAGCCCGGCTCCAAGGTGACTCTGGTCAACCTCAATCTGGAGAAGGGCGGCGCCCTCTTCGAGAGGCTGGCCCGGCGCATGCCGGACGTGCAATTCCTCGCGGTCGTCGGCGCCTACGGCGAGCAGATCGTCCCTGACCTGCCGAACGTCGAGGTCATCGACCACATGTGCGGCCATGAGATGCGGGATGCCGTGTACGCGCGGACGAGGATCCTGCTGATGCCGTCGTCCTACGAGTCGTGGGGTCGCGCCGGAGTCGAGGCCATGGCCTCGGGAATTCCCGTGATCGCCCACCCCACCCCGGGGCTGTGCGAGTCGCTGGGCGAGGCAGGGGTGTTCATCGACCTGCACGACGTGGACGGCTACGAGATGGCCATCCGCAAGCTGCTGTCGTCCCGCACCGAATACGGCCTGGTCGCGAAACGGGCGAAGGCCCGCTCGGCCGAGCTGGATCCGGCTCCCGACCTGGCCACCTGGTGCGATGCCGTGGAGGCCCTGACCTAGGAGGCCGGCATGACGTTCGTCCCTCCTACCGCCGAGCAGCTGGCCCTGTACCTGGGGCTGGAGGAAATCGCAGGCGACCGGGCGGACCTGCTGATCGAGCAGGCTGTCGCCCTGGCGCAGTCGGTCGTCAAGCCTCTGCCGGACGAGGCGACAGCGGTCGTGCTGTCGGTCGCCGGCCGCGCCTACGTCAATCCTCAGCAGGTGTCCTACGAGACGATCGGCCCGATGTCGGTGCAGCGTCCGACGGGCTCTGGTGGGCTGTACCTGACCAAGTCCGACAAGGCGGCCCTCAAGTCGCTGGCCGGGCGGGGCGGGGCGTTCACGGTGGATCCGACGCCGGAGACTGCGGATCCGTCGCCCAGCTGGCCGATCGATGACAGCTACGGCCCCGGCCTGGAGTTCGAACCGGGTTGGGGGTGGGTGTAGTGCCTGCCCCGTATCCCTACGGTGAGACCGTGGTGCGTCTGCGTCGCGGAGCCTCGCCGGGCCGGGATCCGCGCGGTCAGCCGATCCCCGGCACCCTGACGGAGACGCCGATCGCGGGATGCGTTGTTACCCCGCGGGCCGAGTCTCCGCAGGTCGGCGGTGATCAGCAGCAGGCCAGGGACACGGTTATAGTCGGCTGGACGGTGTACGCGCCGCCCGGCTCCGACTTTGTCACGACCGACCAGGTCCGCATCCGCGGCCAGGTCTGCGAGATCACCGGCCAGCCCGGTGATTGGGGTCGGTCTCCGTTCACCGGTACGTCCGGGCCCGTGCAGTTCGCTGCGGACAGGGTCAGCGGCTAGACACTGCGGGCGTTGTCCACCGCGTCGACGAGCATGGCGATGCCGTCGTTACTGCGGCGCGGGATCGACAGGCTGTGCGGATCTGAGTGTGGCGGGCGCCCGCCTGCCAGGGGACCGCTCGACTCCACGGCTGGGGCGCTGCCAGGCAGCAGAAACTGGACGTATCCGTGGAACAGGCGGGTGGCGGGCTTGAACCGGGTCCCGGTGACGTCTGCCGCTCGTAGCCGGAACTCGCGCGGCTGCGCTCCGACCGCCCGCTTCACGATGGTGATCCATTCGCCGTCGAAGCTGACGCTGCCCTGTACGCCCTTGATCTCCATGCAACCCCCTCAGTGAGGAGGCGAGGCTATGGCCGCCCGTTTCAAGATGTCCACCCGAGGGGTTGGCCAGCTGTTGAACTCGCCGATGGTCGCCGGAGAGATGCTGCGCCGGGCGCAGGTCATCAAGGGTGTGGCTGAGTCCATTTCGCCGGTCGGTGGTCCCGGCGACCCGCACCCGGGTCAGTACAAGAAGTCCTGGTACGCCAGGGTGGAACGCAAGGCCGTAGGCCGGTCGCGGAAGAAGCGCCCGGTCGGTGTGGTCGGCAACAGCGCCTACTACGCGCGCTGGGTGGAGTGGGGTACCGACAAGGTTCACGCCCACCATGTGCTGCTGCGGGCCGCCCAGATCGGAGGCCGGTAGTGGCCGCCGTCGGGTCGGTGGATGTCGAACTGCTCGTCATCCAGTGGCTGCAGGGTCACCTCGGCAGCGGTGTCGTGGTCCGCGACGAGCTCGACAACAACCTGTTGAGCGAGCTCCCGACGGTGCAGGTGGAGCGTATTCCTGCCGGTGACGACGACGGGTTCCGCCTCGATCGTGCCTTCGTCGACATCGACGTCTACGCGGCCACGCGAGGCGCCGCCATCGCCTTGTCTCTACAGATCCGTGGCCTGCTGCTTTCACAGCTGCCCGGGTCCATCACGGGTGGTGCGGTTGTCGGTCGTGTGGCGACTGCCACGGCGCCGGGCGTCCGACCCTACGAGAACACCGGGCTCCGCCGCGTCGGGGCCACCTACGAGATCTACAGTCACCCGGTCTCCTGACCGGTCCAGGACCGCGCCGGCCCTGTCCCGACCCCGTCCGTTGGCGGGGTCTTCGCATGTAGGAGACCCACCTCATGGTCAACATCACCCGCGCCGCGGACCTGACTCAGATCGGCGCCAACGGCGGCGGCTGGGTCGCCGACATCGGCACCGCCGCTCCCGCAACCCCCCTGACCCAGCCTGCTGCCGCGTGGAAGCCGCTCGGCTGCATCTCCGACGACGGCCTCGTCCAGGGCTTCGACGAGGACAGCCAGGAGTTCACGCCGTGGGGTCTGACCTCTCCGATTCGCACGCAGATCACCAAGAGCCTGCGGACGTTCAAGCTGACCGCGTGGGAGACGAGCCGGACTACCGTGCAGTCGCTGCAGTACCGCATCCCGGTCGCGGAACTGGCGCCGGTCGGTTCTCTGACGTCCTTCGCGGAGACGGCGTCCCCGGTTCCGGACCGACGCGCGTTCTGGTTCGCGATCTTCGACGGTGACACTTCGCGCGGCTTCTACGTCCCCGAGGGCGAGATCAGCGACCGTGCCGACGTCACCCACAAGCAGGACCAGATGGCGGGCTTCGAGTGGACCATCACGGCCTACCCGGACGCCGCCGGCAACACGGTCTATCACGCCGACATGGTCCCGGTCACGCCCGCTTACACCGGGTCCTGACCCTACTGCGGCGGGCAGGCCGTCACCTGGCGCGGTCCCGGCCTGCCCGCTCTCCACCTCTTCGACCGCGCCCTCCTGAAAGGACCGCGCCATGACCGAGACCGATCCGGAAGTGACTCCCGCCGAGGCGCAGGAGATCGAAGCTGCCGGCCACTACGTCACCGCCGAGCTGTGCGGCAAGAAGCTCGAGATCATCCCTTCCGGGGCCTGGCGGCAGAGCGCCATGCGCATGCTTCGCATCGGAGACACCGACGCGTTCATGGAGCAGGTTCTCAGCCCGGAGTCCTATGACGTCTATCTCGACCTCGACCCGACGAACGACGAGGTCGGCGAGTTCGTCAACGAGGCAGGCGAGGCTTCCGGCGAGTCGGTGGGAAAGTCCAGTGGACGCACGGCATCGCCGAGGCGCACGCGGAAGCGCTAGAGGCCGACCTCGCGCATCACTACCCGCGTGACGCCGACCAGATCGACGCCTATCGCCGCGGGGAGATGTCGAATCGGCGGCTTCGGGTCCTGATTCAGGGCCTGCCGCCGGAGTCGGCCACGATGACGGCCCTCCGCAACGCGATGCCTGAGGAAGACCTTGACGAGCAGGCGGAGCAGGGCAAGCCGGAACAGGGGCGCTGGTCGCAGTCCGAGCTGCTGCTGGCCT